GTCACGATAAAGAGTTAAAAGACTGGAACGAATTTTACGAAAAAATGCTTGCTAAAGTTACTGATTACGGCAAGGAACGTGTTAATTTAATTCAGCAATATCACGAAAATATCAAAGAATTAGATAAACATTATGCTGAAGATGCAAACGTGTCTTTTGAGCAATACAATAATCTGAAATTGGAATTGCAAAAGAAGTTTGATAAGGATATGCAAGATTTAATTCGTAATCAGAATGAAGCGGTGTCACGTTTATTTAATTCTGATTATAAGAACAAACTGTTAGATTTAGAAAAAGCATTACGTGAAAGAGAAAAAACAATCCTCAATTCTTATGCTAACGGTGCCTTGACTGAATCTGAAAAGAACAATGCTTTACTGCTCAATGCTAAAAAATTCAATGAAGATTCACGCAAACTGCAAAAAGAAGCAGAGATTGAACAAAATCAATTATTAGACAATGAGCATGCAAACGAGATAGCTAGTTTACAACAACAGTATGCTAAAAAATTAGAATTACTGAAACAGTATCTTGATGATGAACGCATTACACATGAACAGTACGATCAAGGTGCATTACGTCAGAAACAATACTTTGAAGAGCAGAAAAGAAAGCTAGAGGAAAGCGAATTTTCAGCAAGTAGCGGTGTTGTAAGTAATGCTATGAGTTCATTTGAAAAATTAGATCAAACATTACGTAAGTATGATCTAACATTCAGTGAAGTATTAGGAACACTTACAGATAAAGGCAAATTGACACAAAAACAAAATGCTATGATGTGGTCTGATATGTCACTGGGAATGTCTAATTATTTTGGTGCATTATCGCAGAATTTTGAAAAGGGAAGCGGTGTATATAATACGATGTTTGCATTACAGAAAGGTTTTGCGATTGCAAGTGCGACAATAAGCATGATTCAAGGTGCGATGGAAGCATGGAAATTAGGTTTTCCGGCTGGATTGATGGCTGGTATGGGAGTGTTGGCGCAAGGTGCAAGCCTTATCGGTCAATTAAAATCAGTTCAATTCAGAGCAAAAGGCGGTAGATTAGATCCGAACGCCTTAACCGTTGTCGGTGAACAAGGCGCCGAACTGATTACCGGAGTATCGGGAAATGTTATCAGTAATTCAAAGTCAAAAGATTTACTAAATAATTTAGGAAACAATAACAATAATGTTACTGTTAATTTGGTTGAAGATGCTTCAAGAGCCGGACAAGTTCAGCAGAGAACGGACAATGACCAACAGACAATTATTGATGTAATCGTTGCAAACATACGCAATGGCGGTGAAGTAGCAAATGCTATGAGTGGCACTTATGGACTAGCAAGACAAGGATATTAATTATGAACTATTACCCTAAAACGTTACCGAAGTTTTTACAAAGCGGATATACATTAAAACGTAGTCCTAACGTATTGCGTACTACTATGACTAATGGCACAGTAAGACAAAGACTGTTATCAAAAGACGCACCTCACACACTGTCTGTTACATTACAGTTTAACAATCTTGCAGACTATCAGACGTTTGTTGCTTTTTATCAGAATTATATCAATTTTGGTGTTGATTGGTTTATCGCACCGATTTTGAATGACAGAGCAGATATAGCAGAAAGTGAATTGATAGCACGAAAAGTCAGAATACAAAACGGTTCATTAAGTGAGCAATTACAGTTCCGTAATAGCATAGGTGCATGTTACAAAATCAGCATGACTTTAGACGTTGATAATGTTGAATTTAGCGAAACATGGAGTAACTATTACAATGAGTAGAATTTTACTTGATGTTGATTTTAACGATCAGACAACACATGATTCAGCAAATACCGGTTGGGTTGAATCGTATGTGTTAAATAATTATAACGGCTTATCCTATAAACTTGTTGATACAAATGATTATTGCGCCGTGTTGACTAATTATGCGGGTAGAGGACTAACCTACACTCCAGCTAAATTCCAAGATTTTACCGATTACGAAATTGAATTTGATATTAAAGAAACCGATTATCCATACAGACGTTTGTTTACGGCTAGGAACAGTTTTTCTTTTGGACACGATTATTCAAGTCAATGGCTATATTTGAATATAGGCGACCAGCAGATTGAAGTTTATTATGAAAAAAATTACAAAAAATGGCACAACTGGAAAATCCACAGAGAAAATGATGTATTAACATTGTATCGTGACAATGCGTTAGTTTATACCTATGACGATACAGACGGAAACGGTATTATTGAATCAAATATCTGTTTTGGAGGAAGTCAAGAAGGTTACAACGACATAACTGTTTATGTAAATAATCTCAAGTTTACCGAAATAAAAACAATGCCATATATTCTTGCGAGCAGTGACAATGTTAATGCCGGTGACACGGTAACACTTGTAGTTAATGGCGATATTCAAAGTCAGAAGTGGTCATATAACAATTTAACCACTCAAAGCATTGTTATTCAGCCACAAAGCACAATTACAATTTCATGTACTGTTATCACCACATGGAATGAAAAAATAACTTTATACAAAACGATAAACGTATCAGCGAGTGTAGTTTACGGTCAAGGCGCAATCAGCGATGATACATTATTTTTAATGAATTTTGCCAACGGTAAAATGCAATTACTGAAAGGAACTTGTGTTGACAGAAAAGCCATTGACGATCCGATATATTATCATATCGAAAATATTGACGGTGTTTATTGTTGCGGTATGATACCAGATAGCTCATTCGATTTAGAGTATTATTATTTTCCTCCGGTGTTTGATTCAGAGGGTATTTGGTACAATGAGAATAAACCCATTGAATTAACATTCGAGTACACAATATATACTCCTAATTGTGACGACAATGAGATGTACTGGAAAGCATTATCATTTTTTGATGCGATTTTAAACACATCAACAATTCAGCCGGACAGAACTACTGTTTTAAACCACGGATATATAAATTTACGAGGTTATCAAGAAGATTCACCCGTTGGAATGAATTTGATAATTTCAGATGAAGACTGGGATAGGTCTAAACCGATTTATTCAAACGGTGAAAGATTGCCACAATTAGCAAAAGCGATCATCGGTAACGGTTGGTCTGATTACGGTTGGCATCATATCTGTTTTGAATTGCGTTTAGCGGTACTTGATGAAGATAATGATGAAATCAGCATAAAAATGTATGTTGACGGAATACCGATTAAGACGTGGCACCAATATTACAGTACTGATTACGTTGCTAGAAACGGCGAATGGTTTTTAATCGGTGATTCTTTTAACTCAAATTTACAGTGGTATATTTCAGAAGTTATCATCACAAAAGGCATTAAATACGGCGGTATGTTTAAACTGCCTAGCAATTATTATAAGCAATATACTACTATTGCAACCGAGGTGCTACCAGTTCAGCCTACAAGTAAATTCAATGATTTAGCCGTAGTTAATGCCAACGGTACAGATGCACCCGTTATGGCAATAATCATTGAATCTGAAAGCCTTGCAACTCCGATATGCTTCGCACAGTCGTATCACGATTTTTCAGCAAGAGATCACAATCAGGAATTGCGTGATTTTGTTGCTAGTGGTATTCAGATAAATTTACCGGAGCGCAATAATCAATCCGGTAATGCGTTGAGTTTTGGTGTTGCTAGTGTTAATGGCGAAGTTATTGAATTATCAAATCAAGTGCTGGATGGTGCATATCCAGCATATTTAACTGTATTGGAATATTTACCTTTTGACACGTCTCAAGAATTTGACAGTGACACCGCATTCAGTCCGATTTATTCACTCACATTGTTTGTAACATCGTGTCAAGTGACAACAAAGGGTGCTACTATTACTGCCGGATGGCATGATACTTTAAATGCTAAATTTCCGTTCAAAAGATACACGGCAAAACAGTTCAAAGGATTGCGCTATGTGTGTTAAGAATATTGATTTGTTCATGCGTAATATGCACACTCCTAACGGTCGTACATTTCCGATGTGTGATTGCTGGGGTTTAGTGTGCTATGTTTTTCTAAAAAATTTAGGAATTAAACTAGATCATAAGACCTGTTATGACAAACACACAATGACTAATGGATATAACGATTTAGTCAGCGATTTTGAAGAAGTAATAAAACCTTGTGATTATGATGTAATATGCTATTTTAAACACAATGTTTTAGTTCATATAGGTATTTACATCGACGGTCACATACTGCATACAGATGCACGAAAAGGTACTTGTTTTGAGGTTTATAAACCACAGAATTTTATAAAAATCTATCGCTATAAAGGATTGATGAAATGAGAGTGAGAATATTTAACCGTACCGATTTAGGACACGCAATTAAGGATTTTGTAATTGATAACGAGGATATTACTTTACTAAATTTTTTAGAAAACGGATTAAATTCAGAAGTCAGCAAACGATTTAAAAGATGTGTGACCGTATTGTGTGACGGTGTGGAAATACCTCACAATATTTGGTGTAAATTTAATCTGAAAAACACTCAAAACATTACATTCGTTATTAAACCGCAAGATGTTTTCAGTATTGCTATGATCATTATTGCGTTGGCAGTAGCCGTTTACACAATGGTGATGATGAAGAAACTGAAAACAAACGACAAAAAGCAAGAAAGCGGAAGTTCTATCTATGATCCAAACGCGCAGGGAAATAAGGCGAAGCTAGAAGATCCTATACCCGAACAGTTTGGTTTGGTTAAAGCATTTCCGGATTACATCTCAGATAAACATTATTTCTATGTAAATAATGTGAGGTATATGTCTATGCTATTATGTCAAGGTGTAGGCTTTTATGACTGGTCGCTTGATCAAATGTATATCGGTGCAACTCCTATCAGTTCATACGTAGGAAGTGATATTGACGTACTTGTTGCAGATCCCGATCAAGATATAAGTTCTCACGATGCTCACAGATGTTGGTACAATTCGACCGAGGTGACGAGTATGGGAAAGGAAGTACCCGCAACTGAAACAAGCAGTAGAAAAACCGGAGCATTAAGCGATGTAACTCTCGCACTAAGCGGTTTAAATGCAAGCTCAAGCTCAAATTTAGGACTTGTCAGCGGTGACATCATCAGACTTTACAATTTGCAAGGCCAGGACAGAACAATCAGTCTGACATCTATTGAAATGATGGTTAGTTCTGTCAGATGCTATGCGCAATCAATCCCTAGCAATTTAAACCTTGCTTTAGGATGGGCGGTTAATTTAACAGTTGTAAATGGCGGTAGCAGTGAAACATATCCGTTAAAATTAGTCAATTATGGAACGGACACAAACAAAGGTTCATTCATAGATGTATCTTTTGTTGAATTGGATATTGACGAAAATACGACTGCAACACTTGTATTAAAAGACTTTGTTTATAACGATTCAAATCTTGATAGCACTCACGTTTTAGACAATGGCTATTATGAAGTTCAAGCGGTCAATGGCAGTACATATACGTTGCTTGCGGTTGATAAATCGGGCATTACTTATACCAACACTCAAAATTGGAGCGGATTCAGTCAGAACAGAACAACTACTGCAACGGTTGAATTAGTTGATATTGGAAGAGTTAAATCAAACACTAAATCAAATGTAGCCGGATATTACCGAGCGTGTCCTATCGGTGCTACATCACGCTATTATGAGGTTGATTTTAATTTTCCAAGCGGTTTATACCACATGAGCGATGAAGGTGATTACGAAAGCCGTACTGCAACGATTTTGTTGGAATGGCGAATTGCCGGAAGTGCGGACACTCCGCAGAGCATGACGAAAGTTTATACAAAAAGTTCCCCTGATGCTTTTGGTGAAACAATCTCTATTGATGTTGGTAACAATCTCAATGCCTATGAGTTCAGAGTGACTAACATGTCTGATTATTCAGATGACAGCCAGGACATGCAGACTTTTATGTGGAACGGTTTAAAATGTTTAATCAGTTCTGATACGCATTATCCCGATGTAACCGTGATTGCAATTACCGTTAGGGGAAGTGAATCATTATCAGAACTGGGCGACAATCAGATCAGTACATTGTGGACTAGACGTTTAGCAAGTCTGAAAGATGTAAAAACAACCACATATCAAGATGTTACAGTTCAAGGCACCGATAAATTCAGTTATGGCGGAATTGAATTGTTTGATGAAATAATGAACAATTTACAATATCCTTCGTACTGGAAATATCCGCAAAATTTCATGTATATAATGCCTAGTGGAAGCGGTACACACAGACGCAATTTGTGTATGGATTCGTGGAAAACGGCAGACGATAACTCCAGTGGTTCATCAAAAAACGATGCTAATGTTTGGTACACAAATCAGCGTTTAATGCAAAGACGTGATAAGACCATTATTCAGTTCGTAATGGACATAAAGACAAACGAATATATGGAGTTGAGCGTTACAAACGATTATATTCGTGAACACAGAGATCAGTTAAGTTACAGTTATTCGGCTGAAAAATTAAATCAGCAGATATTTTTTGAAACTGATAACTATTCAGAACGTGGCGAACTGGGAAGAGCGTACAACGGCTTTTGTTTATCAATATTTGATCCGTATCAGCCTAACGATACCGGAGGAAGTGGTTCAAGCGTACTTGAGGGCGGTTATATTCAATTCAGATTGTATATGTGTCCAAACGGTAATGATTTAGGTACCGGCGCACACATAGCAAGTTACATGATTGAGCATTTTGCAACGGGCATTGAGGATAGTTCGTTTGCGTTAAGAATTGAACACACAAGATCGTATATCAAAATATGGCACAATATACATACAAGCCGAGAGGATGCAAGCGTTGGGGGTACGTTAATGTTTAACATCACGGCAGATCAATATCCGCAGATTGCAACGCAATTCGGACAATACATAGGTTTTGTCAAGGGCGGTACTTACGGTTCGGGCGGTTATGATTGGCAGTGGTACATAGGTAAGTTAACCGTTGAATATCCAACAATGAAAACGGTCCGCGTGGCAAATCAGAGTGCAACCGTAGAAGAGGACAAAGAGGTTAACCGTTCATTGTCAGCACCTATTAAATACATTTGTGAAAGTTCAAAATTCGGTAAGATTTACGATGAACAAAATTTAATGCAGTTAGATCAGATGTGGCACAATGGCGGTATAAATTTCGATTATCGTTTTGACAAAAGTACGACTGTTTTAGAAGCAGTAAAACAGATCATGCAGATTGGTTATTGTGAGCCGATTATTGATGGCAATAAAATCAAGGGCGTGTATAGATCAGCCAATAAATATGTAGAACAATTGTTTACATCAGCAAACATGACGGGCGATCCTAAAATCACATATAATTTTGTTACTCCTACCGACAATGACGAAGCCGATATAACGTATATGGATCCTACAAACTGGAAGCAAAACGCAATATATGCCGATATTGACAAATCAGACAATTCAGTAAGTGTTTACAACTATCAGAACAGTTTAAACACAGAAAAGGTTGAAGTCTTGGCGGTTACTGATGTGAACAAAGCTCTAAAATTAGGTGTAAGACGTTTGCGTGAAGTGTTGTATCAGCGTAAACAGATTGATTTTGATTGCGAATTTGACGCGTTAAACTGCAATTACGGAAGTTTGATAGCAGTAGCATTACCGCAAGATATGAATACATACAACGGCTATGTGACACACTACGATTCACAGACTTACACAATCACAGTGTCAGATAAAGTGCCGGAGGATGTAACAATTATTTACATCAGACGTTATGATGGCTCAATTCAGCAATTATCGTGTACCTACATCAGCGATTATTCAATTCAGTTACTAGCACCGCTTGATTTTGAATGGTCTGACAATCCGCAATACGATTTACCACATTATGCAATCGGAAAAATTGAGAAGTATTGGGTAACATCAATCAAGCCTAGTGATAAAAAGTGTTCTGTTACTGCAATCAATTATGACGCTAGAGTGTTTGCGGATGATCAGATTGAATCATAGGTTTAATTGATTTATAATC